AGCCCCTTTCGGGGCTTCTTTCACCAGTCACGGGGGACGACGCCCACGGCTTTGCGGGGGCGCTGCCCGTTGAGTAGGGCCTCGAGGGCTGCGATGTCGTCCTCGAGCTCCTTGATGGCCGCCCGGATGGCGGCGAGGTCGGTGTTGTAGCGGGACAGGTTGCGGGATCCGATGCCATAGCTCTGCACGCCGCCGCTCAGCATTTCGGCCTCCCGCTTCAGGTAGAGCTCGAGCCGCTCCCGCTTGCCGGCGAGCTCGATCTCGATGGTCTTGCGCGTTTTCATGTGGTCGTGTCCTCCTTACCAGTCGTCGAAGGCGCTGGAGCTGCTGCGCTTGGTGCGCGCCCGTCGCTGCGGCGCCGGTTTTGGCTGTTCCTCGAGGCCGCGCAGGCGGCGCTCGACTGCATCCATGTCGGGGTTGATGATCTTGAGGCCGGCGTTGGCGTAGTCCCGGCAGTCGAGGGCCTCGTTGCGGTTGTGGCCGGGCAGCTTCTCCCACGTCCAGCGGTCGCCCCGCCGGGTGCTGGTGAGCACCAGCTTCTCGGAGAGCAGGCCGTTGAAGTAGTTGAGGTCGTAGCCGGCGTCGGGGTGCCGGTTGAAATGGGAATATTTCGGGCCGGGCTCCTGCACCTTCAGGCCGGCCATGATGGCGGCCTTGCCGGCGTCGACGCCGATGGTGTAGAGCCAGCAGGTGATCTTCTTGTTGTCCCGGATCGGCACCTTGGTCGGCGGGGAGACGTAGGGGATCCCGTCGCCGCCCTTGCCCTTGATGGCAAACACGCGCTTGCCCTGTCGGGCCCGGCACGCCTCGTACACTTCTTGGGTGAAGTGGCCGCCGGAGTCGACGCAGGTGATGGAGATCTTCAGGCCCCGGCCGTTCTTGAACTTGTAGACATGGTCGACGACATCGTCGAGCCGCTGCCAGACCTCGGGGGTGTCCGGCCGGCCCATGATGTAGCCCTTGACGATGCCCCAGTTTTCGCCGTACTTGCCGTGGCCGACGACCTCATACTCGAGGCGGTTGTCCTGTGTGTCCACGCCGCAGGTGAGCACCAGCACGCCGTCGGGCAGCTCCACGGGGGTGCCGTCCGGGCGTGTGCCGTAGTCCTCACGGCGGGCGAGCATGGTGTCCTCGTCCTCGAGGTCGCCGCGATCCTCCCATAGCTGGCCGAGCAGGGTGTTGTAGACCACCTTGAGCCGCTGCGGGTCGTTCTTGGCGTCGAGGAACTTTAGGACGATCTTCTCCCACGGAGTCCACGGGGAGCTGAAGGCGTTGAGCCAGAACGAGCGGACGCCCTTTTTGTAGGCGTCGGGGTTTTCTGCGATCCACTTGGCCGGCTGCCGGCGCATGGTCTCCTCGGGGATCAGGCAGCCGCAGGCAGGACAGGCCCACGAGACGCCGCCCTTCAGGCTCCAGACCTTTTTGCCGCGCACGCGCTTGGCCTCGGGCTCGAAGTGGATGGCGTCAAACACGATCTCGCTGTACTCGCCGCACTCGGGGCAGCGGTGGCACCAGCGTTCCTGTGTGCCTTGGTAGAAGCTGGTCTCGATGTTGCTGGCGCCCTTGATGGTCGGGGTCGAGACCTCGACGGCCTTGGCGTTGTAAAAGGTCGCCTGACGGGCCTCGGCCAGCGCCCACGGGTCGCCCTCGGTGCCGGCGCTCGTGGCCCAGCGGTCACGCTCGTCGCCGATGATGTAGCGGGCGGGGGTGGATGCCAGCGCCGAGGCGCTGTTGGAGCCGGTCAGCGTGAGCATACCGCCCGGGAAAGACTTCTGGAGGATGGTGTTGCCGCTGTCCTTGGCTTTGACATCGTGCACCTTTGCCTTCAGGGGCTTGCTGTCCCGGATCATGGGAGCGACGCGCAGCCGGCTGAACTTCCGGGCGTCGTCGATGGTCGGGTGCACATAGAGGATGCTGCCGGGGTCTTGGTCGATGATGTAGCCGATGATGTTGAGCTCGAGCTCCGACTTGCCGACCTGCGACGCGGCGACCATGACGATCTTATGCACCTTCGGATCCGTGAAGGCCCGCATGGGCTCCTCGAGGTACGGGGTGCGCTTGGTGTGCCACGGGCCTGCCTCGGCCGAGCTTTCGGGGGAGAGGCGGCGGTGCTTGTCGGCCCACTCGTCCACGGTCAGGCTCTCAGGCGGGGCGAAGCGTTTGATCGCCCCCGAGATGGCGGCGTTGAGCTTCGCGGCGGCCTTCTTAGTCGTCCGCGTCATCGGAGAGCTCGCTCCATCCCTCCCGATCCCTTACCCGCCGCGCATAGACCTCGGGATCGTATTTGTAGCCGGCCAGCTCCTCGAGGATCTTGTAGACCTCGGCGCGGATGATGTCGGACGCTTCCGCAGCGGTGGCCGCGCTGGAGACATCCACGGCCAGACGCCCGGGCAGAGCCACGAGCATTGACCTGATGCTATACACGAGATCGGTCATGACGGCCTCGACATCCTCGCTGCGGTGCATGGTGCCCTCGAGCTCCTTGAGCTGGAGCGCGGCGATGTCTGCCTTGCTGCGCTTGAGGTCGGCCTCGGCCTCGAGCCGGCGCCCTTCGATCTCGGCGTCCTTTTTGGACGGCTCCCGGCCGTTGGCCTTGGCCGTCAGGTATCTGATGTACTTCTGGATCGTCGGCAGCAGGTCGTAGCGGTTGGCGTTGCCCTCCTTGGTGGCCGTGATGATGCCCTCCTTGGTGAGCTGCTGGATGCGGCGGGGAGTCAACTCGAACAGGGCTGCGATGGTCTTGCTGTCGACGAGCTTGGTGTTGGTGTTCGGCATGGCGTCCCCTCCTTTCTGTCGCGCTGCCGTGCCCCCACCATTTTCGTGAGGTCAGGAAAATGATCGGCGCAGGCCCCCGGGCGAAGCGAAACGGCCCGGAAAAACTTTTTGGAGTCTGCGCGTTTTTTGGGCTCGCCAGCACCGCAGGCGTTAGGGGTGCGTCACAGTACCTTCGGCCGCTCTGCGTGGCCGTGTGGGGCCTCTGTGTGCCCTTTGCGGCGCGTTTTCCTGCGCGTGTGTGTTGGCTTGCCCTCGCGTGCCCGGCCGCCTTGGCGGGCGTCCTGCTGGCCGTGGCGGTGGCCCGTGGGTCACAGGCCGAGGGCTCGCTTCATGTGGTGCTCGAGGCGCTTGGCTGTCTCGGTGTTGAGCCTTAGCATGATGGCCTCGTTGGTGCGGTCGCTGGTTATCATCTGTGGCACCGAGATGGTGGTCATCTTCTGGATGTCGGTGCGGGTCTTGCTCATGCGCTGGAATGGGATCCAGCTCGTGCCGTCGGCTTTGGTGTTGCCTGTCCCCATGAGGATCCAGTGAGACCGCTGCGAGTATGGCCCGCCCTTGGTGCGGGTGTTCTTGTAGCGGCCGATGACCTTCTTGCTGCCCTTGAGGATCTGCGCCTTCAGGGTGTAGCTCCTGCCAGCCGGCGGGGCCTTGGGCGTCATGCCGAAGTGCACAGGGGTCAGGAGCCGGCCCTTGTAGACGAGGGTGAGCTCCTCGATGGTCTCGCCTGTGATGCGGATGCTGCCCGCCATCTTCTTCGGCTTGCCTCCACTGGACGGCGTGATCTCACCCTTCTTGATGTTGTAGACTGCCGTGACCTCCTGCGCTATCCAGCCGGGGGCCCGGGCCTTCACGTCCTTCACGGTGCTGCTGATGGCCTTGCGGCCGCCGGCCTCGATGGCCTGCACGTCTGCGACGAGCTGCCGCAGGTTTTCGATCTGGATGGATATGCTGCCGCCCGCCATGGTCGTCACCTCCTTCAGGGGAAAAGAAAAAAGCCGCCGGGCTTCTTGTGGTTGCCCGACGGCTTTCTCGCTGTCGTTGTTCGGTTGTTGGGCGGGTGTCCGTCGGACGGCTCCCCGGCGTTGTCCGGGTGTCCGGCGGTCTTTCGACATGGTACAGTGTAGCACAGGGCGCTACTGCCGTTCAATGGATTTTACTGCCCTTTACTGCCTTTTACTTCCCTTTACTGCCGGGGCTTCTGTTTCCTTCAGGATCTCGGCCATCCGCAGCAGGGCGCGGCCGTGGGCCTTGTATGTCCTGTTCTGGTAGCTGTCTATCCTCTCGAGGTAGTCCTGCCGATCACTGAACAGGACGGCACAGATCCCGTCCCAGTCTGCCCGGTCGAAGTAGCGCAGCCGCAGCACGGCGCGCTCGTCAGGGTTTTCCACCTGTCGGATCATCGTCTCGAGGGCGGCGCGTTCCTCGCGCTCCTCGGCGAGCCGTTCCTCGATCTGCTCCTCGAGCTCCATCTTCCGCAGCACCATCATCCCGGTGCGGTCGGTCGGTGTGCCGGAGCCCCGGGGCATACCCGTCATGTCAGGGCCGGGCGGCGCGGCCATGGAGATCTCCATGCGGCCGAGGCGCTCGTACTGGTTGTCTATTTCACGGAGCAGGCGGGTGTACTTCCCGAGCCGCTCCTTGATGTCGTGAGTGATCGGCTTGTCGCTCATTTAGGTCAGGGCGTCACTCCTGTCCACCTCCTTCCTCGTCAGGGTCGAAGATCCCGGCGATTTCCTCACGCGAGAGCTCCCGGCCTTGACGGACGCAGCGCACATTCTGTTTTCCTGTTATCCTGATGTATCGCTTGACGATGACATCCGTGAAGGCCGGCGTCAGCTCCATGGTGTAGGAGGGCTGGCCGTATGCCTCGCAGGCGGCCAGCGTGGTGCCGGAGCCGCCGAAGGGGTCGTAAACTCCACGCGCCCAGTCGGTATTGTCGAGTAGCTTTTCCAGCAGCTCGACCGGCTTCTGCGTGGGGTGCAGCTCATTCCCGGAGCGGGAGCACTCGATCACGTTTCCGTAGGATTTGTGCTTGTCGAACTTCGGCTTCGTCCTATGGGCGAACATAATGAGCTCGTGCTGAGCCCTCCATCCTGCGCCGAGACCGGGGCTCTTTTTGTCCCATACGATCATACCACGCACGCCCATTCTGGAGCCCTCTACGATGTCATTAAGTGTCACCCACATTCTCCAGTCTGTGAAGATGTAGGCGATGGTCGTTGGGATGTCGTCGAGCGCCTTCTTCATCATGTTAATGTAGCCTCTCGTGCTGAGCGCGTCGTTTTCGATGGTCGGTGTTTTCCCGCCTTTTTGTACTGTCCCGATGCTCCCGGTGCTTCTTCCGCTCTCTTGGAAGCCGCCGGAGCAGTAGGGCGGGTCGGTCAGCAGGATCTCGGGCTTGGCCCCGTCCAGCAGCAGGGCACGATCCTCGGGGTTTGTGCAGTCCCCGCAGAGGACGCGGTGCCGGCCGAGGATCCACAGGTCGCCGCGCTTCGTGACGGGCTCGGCCGGGGGTGGGATCTCGGCGTCGGGGTCGCCCTTGGGCTCCTCAGCGTGCAGCGCCTCGGACAGGGCCGTCACGATGTTCCCGTAGTCCTCCTCGGTATAGCCGGAGAGCATGAACGGGATCTCGCCGGTGTCGATGTCGGCGAACACTTCGGCGAGGAGCTTGTTGTCGGTGGTGGCGAGCTCGGCGATGCGGTTGTCGGCCGTCAGGTCGGCCAGCTCCTCGGCCTCGCTGGCGTAGTCCTGATAGTCGACCGGGGCCTCGGCCATGTCGCCCAGCTCGGCGGCCATCATGCGGCCGTGGCCCTTGACGATGTAGCCGCTGCGCTTGCTGACGGTGATGGGCCCGCGCCAGCCGGTGGCCCGGATGATGGAGGAGAGGAGCTTGATCTGCTCCGGCGGGTGCTGGTTGGGGTTTTTCGGGTTTGGCCGCAGATCCTTCAGCGGGACGATGGCGTCGTGGGCGCAGAACACGGGGACGCCGCCGGCGTAGGCTTTGGGCTGCGCGGCCGTGGTGTACTCGGCCAGCTCGGGGCCGGCCTGCGGTTGGGGTTTGTCTTTTGCCATGGGTTTCCTCCTTTACCTGTTGAAGATCACGAGGAGGATGTGCCAGTTGTTCAGCATGGTGTCGAGGGACGAGTAGGGGCACTTGAGGCCGTCATCCGGCGCGATCAGCACGACCTCGCCCTTGCGCTTCACGATGGTGACGGCGTAGAAGCGGCCGGCCCGGAAGCCCATGCTCCCGTTTTTGCCGGTGAAGATCGCGCTCGCCTTCACGGTCGGCCGGATCCGCAGCTCTTTCTCCAGCAGCTCGCGGGCCTTGTCTCTATTCATGGTGGCGGCCTCCTCTCTTGAAGCTGTCGGCCTGCGGGCAGGTGGCCCAGTGTGGCCGGTAGCCGGCGTCGGTGGCATTGGCCCCGGGGACGATCTCGCAGCTCACGACCTCGCCCCGGGTGGTGACGACCTTGTCCTTGCCGTCCGGCGTGGCCTTGTAATAGACCGGCGCCGGGTCGCACGGCATGGCCTTCCCGGCGGGAGTCTTGATCCACACGATGGGGGCGCCGCAGCCCGGGGCCGGTTGCCTCTTTAATTCGGGGCCCTCCACTCGCG